CTACACAGCCATTCCTCGCTGGCGTTTTGTTGAGTTCGCAACCACGGGCGGCACCCGATACGTCTACGCAGCAGGCGGCACGTCTGTAGACCTGCAACGGTTTGAGGTGGACGGCAATTCAGCGCCGCAAACTGTTCCAAACGGCAACGTGCCGAACCCGACACACTTGGCAGTCGTTGGCCGATTCTTGGTGTGTGGCAACACCGCTAATTCTGAAGCGGAGGTTCGCTGGTCCAGCATTGACGATGGCAACAACTGGACCATCGGCACCAACCAAGCTGACGCGCAAATCATTGCTGACGCCTCTGAGGTGACGGGCCTGGTCGGCGGCGAGACAGGGTTGGTGCTGACGCGCGAGGGCCTATACCGGCTCAACTACGTCGGCGCACCGTTGGTGTTCACGTTCGACAAGGTGAGCAATCGCGGCTGCGAGTTTGCTGGGTCTGTTGCCTCCCGCAGCGCAGACGAAGTGTACTTCTTGAGCGAAGACGGCTTCCACCGCTACGCAGGCGGCGCGGTCCAGAACATTGGCGCGCAACGCGTAAACGACTTTTTCTTTAGCGACTTTGACCGCGCTCGCGCAGCGGACATTACGTGCGTGATTGATCCGGCGCGCAGCTTGGTCATTTGGTCCTACGGCTCAACAAACGCAGGCGGCGAAAACGACAGCCTTATCGCTTATGACTACGTTCTTGATCGCTGGGGCTTTGCGCGGCTGCAACATCAGACTGTTGGCACACTACGCCAGCTTGGCACGACGCTTGAGTCTCTTAACACCGACGCGGCAGGTAACGCGCAGACGCTTGACGACTTGATCCTGTCCTTGGACTCTCCGACCTATGCAGGCGGCACGTCGTCGCTTGCTGTTGCTCAGACGACAGACGCCGGGTCTGTCATTGCGACCCTGACAGGAGCGCCGCTGGACCTGACGCTGCAGACGGGTGAGTTTGAGCCAGCCGAAACGCAGTATGCGATGATTCGCGGCATCTACCCGCACATTGACGCAAACGGCAACACCACGACCGTAAGCTGCGCCGTTGGCAGCCGCACTCGTCAGACAGACCAGTTGTCGTTTGCGGCGGCTGCTTCAGTCAACAGTAGTAACGTCATTCCGGCTCGCAAGTCAGGCCGCTACTTTGCCGCGCGGTTCACGGCAAGCGGCGACTGGGACAACGCACACGGCTTCAGCGTGGACCTAACACCACAGGGCCGCCGATGACGCTGCAGACAACCAAGCTACCGCCACAGGGCGGCCAGGCGCGGGACGTTGCCGCTGCGGTTAACCAAGCGCTCGACGGCAAGTTGGCTTGCGTGCGCACCGCGACGGTTACTGCCAGCGCGACAAGCCTTGTCGTGACAGACGGGTCCGTCACCGCAGATTCCGCAGTTTTGATCGTACCGACTTCATCCGACGCGCGAGACGCTACGGTCAGCATTTCTGCGGGGCAGTTCACCGTCTCATTCGCCTCCGCAGCAGCAGCAGGAACCTTAGTCTATGTCGTTTTGGGTTAGCGTCCCGATCATCACCGGAGCAGCTTATGTCAACCTCACAGACCCCAACATCACCGCAGACTCACGCATCGAAATCGCCCGATCAACGCCCGACACAAGGGACGCCAAGGTCACGAAGCAGGCGCAAGGCCATTGCACGATCACGTTCGAACGACCGACGCAACAAAACCAATACCTCCGCTACGCAGTACGAAATTCTGCCGGTACGACCTGACCTGGTTGCAGCCGTTTGGCCGCATGTCGAAGAACACCTACAGCGCGCCGTGGACGAGTCCGAAGGGCTGCTAGACCTTGTTGATGTAGCAGAGGCGCTAACTACCGGCGAAATGCTTGTGTGGGTTGTAACAAACAACGATTCTGGTAATATCGTAGCTGCGTTCACCACACGCATTATTGCCTACCCGCGCAAAAGCGCTCTCGCTGTCGATTTGGTCGGCGGCTTTGAGCTAAGTCGCTGGATGCGGATGGCACTCCCAAAACTCGAAAAATACGCACAGCAACTTGGCTGCCAGCAGCTTGAAGGCTATGGCCGCGCAGCGTGGGGCAGGGTTCTGCAAGACCACGACTGGCGGCTGGCGTATCACGCATTCTACAAGGATTTGTAATGTCCTTCCGAAACAAACGCACCGGCGCTTTTCAGCCATTCGGCGGCATCTTTGGAACTGAAAAGACAAGCACTATCTACCGCGAAGCGCCCGACTTTGTGCGCAATCAAACGCAGTCCACGATGGGCCTTGCAAACCGCGTAGCGTTTCAGCCGATCCGTCCGCAGGTAGCGTCGTTCAACGAAGACCAGCGCGAGTTTTTCAACACGGCTCGCGACTACGCGCGCAACGCAATGAACCGCGAGATTCCGCAGATTGACGCATCGTCACTGGAAGCCCTGCAGGGACGCAGCGCCGACACCAGCGCGCTGCAATCCATGATGAATCGCGGCGTTGATATGGGCGGCGTGCTTGGCATGGTTGGGCGGCGAGTAGACCCTTCCGACCTTCGCGAAGCGATGATGCTGCGGACAAACACAGACGAGCTTGGCAACCTGATGGGCCAAGAAAACGTGGCGCGCGACATCTTCCAAGACTTCACCACGCGCGAAGTGACGCCGTATCTTGAAACACAGGTGAACGCTGCGACAGACGACGCGCTGCAGAACGTGTCGAGCCTCTACGCCAACAGCGGACGCCTTGGCAGCGGCGCGTTTGGTCGAGCGGCAGCAGAAGGCGTCACACGCGCCAGCGCACCGATCTTGCAGCAAGCAGCGCAGCAAGACGCAGCACGGCAACTGCAAGCCGCTGGTATGCTTGGTCAGGCGTTCCAAGCCGACCGCGCCGCAGACATTGGCCTTGCCGACCGCCGTGCGGCTTTTGAAGCCAGCGACTTTGGCCGACAGCTTCAAGGCGCTGGGATTCTGGCGAACCTAGAAGACGCTGGCCTGCAGCGCGATATGGCTGCTCAGCAGTTCGCAGCGCAGTCACGGGCGCAAGACCTCGCACGTCAGCAAGCGGCTGCAATGGGTCTGGCTAACTTCAGCCAAAGTGACCTCAACCGCGAACTTGCCGTAGCACAGGGCCTCACTGGAGCGTCGCTGAACCAAGCGCGCTTGGCTCCGACAATGCAGCAGATGGACATGGCAAACATGGGCCTTCTTGCGCAAATCGGCTCGCAGCAGCAGGCGCAGCAGCAAGCGGCGTACAACGCGCAATTGCAGTACCAGCAAATGCTTAACGACGCCCAGCAGCAGCGGTTCAACAACATGGTCATGGCCTCACAGCTTGGCGAACCGTACATCGGCTCCGCAACTGTTGGCGACCAAGGCATGTTCAACACCTTGCTTGGCGCAGGAACGACGATTCTAGGCGGCGCGGATGCAGGCTTGTTTGACTTCCTTGGAAACCGTGGGGTCAATTAATGGTTAATCCGTTTTTCACAGCGCCAACGCTTAATACGATCCCCGCTCCGGCTCCTGTTGAAGTCCGCAAGACATTCGCGCCGCAGATCGTTGACTACGTGAGCAGCGGCAATGGCTACACCGTCGCGCGTATGTCGGACGGCACGACGCAGACCCTTCGCGGCACTCGCGCAGACCGCAACAACAACCCTGGCAACCTGACCGGCACACTGGCAGGCGCACAGCGCCGCGGCGCAATCGCCGTAGATCACGGCGGTAACTACATTTTTCCGACCGCTGAAGCAGGCCGCAGGGCAATGGCCGAAATGGTCCTTAACGAAAACGCGAACAAGAGCATCGGCGATATGTTGAACATGTACGCACCGCCTGGCGCGGCAAACGACCCAAACGACACTAACCGGCTGTATCCGGGTCTAATAGCGCAACAGGGGTTCAACCTTGGGGATCGCGTTGGCGCGCTTCCGTCGCAACAGCAGCAAGCCCTGCTTGGCGCAATGATGGGTGTGGAAGGTTACAGCGGAACGCCTGCTGCAGCGCCTCCTGCAGCGCCAATGAACATGGGCGCAGTGGGTGTTAATCCTCAGAAAAATTTTTACAATGATCGCATTGTACGCATGGCCCAAAACGGCAACTACGTCCCGCCAGGGGCGGGCAGCATGCAGGCGCTAGGAATGCAGCAAGCTAATGCTCAATTCCAAGCGCAAGAAGCGCCTGCGCCACAAGGCGGCGGCGGCGGCGGCGGATTTGGCAGCGGCGGTGGCCCCCGCATGGCGGTAGGCGCAGGGCGTGCCGAAGCTCAAGAGCTAGGGCTGTTTGGCAACCCGCAAGTTGCAAACGCGGTCGCGGAAACAACAGCGTCAGCGGTTGATAAAGTCTCCGCAAGCGACGAAGCGCCGAAGCCACTGACGAAGAAAGAGCGCGAGCGGTTTTCGCCACGGTCGCTGGGCTTGATCGCGTTTGGCCTGTCGCTGATGGGCGGCGCAGATATTAGCGACGCGATGCAAAATGGCGTCAACATTTATGAAGGGCTGCAAAACCGCAAAGACCGCAAAGAGCGGCAAGCGGCGATTGATGCGCTGATTGCCAAACAAGACCCAGAAACGCAGGAGGTGCTGCGCTTGCTGGGCGATGACGCAAAGGCGATTGCGACTTACATCGGTGGACGCGAACAACGCAAAGCGGCGGAAGCCGAAGCACAGGCGCAGCAAGCTCAATTCGCTGGCGACATTGCAAGTCGCGACCTTACTCCGCAAATTCAGCAACGCGTTGCCAACGCAAAAGACCCTGCCGACGAGCTGGTGAAAATTGACGAGGAATCACGGCAGGTCAAAGGCAACCTGGCGACGATGCAAAGCACGCACGATCGAATCCTAAGCGACATTGACGCGATTCGGCAAATGGTCGGCGGCGAGTTTTATAACGACGAGACGGGCCAGATCGAAACCGTTTCGGGCATGTCAAACGATGGCGGGTTGAACTTTTTCAACAATTTTGATGGCCTTGTTCCATTGATGGCAAACATCCCGCTTACGCGAACGAAGGCCAAAGATTACAAGCAACGGCTTGACACCTTAAAGGCGAACATCGGTTTTGGCGAGCTTCAAAGAATGCGAGACAACAGCCCGACAGGCAGCGCGCTGGGTCAAGTCACAGAACTCGAATTGAAATTCCTGCAAAACGTATTGGGCGCAATCGGCACTGATACAAAATACGAAACGCTTTTGCAGACGCTGGATAAGGCCGAGCAGGTTTATCGCGAAATGCTCTCAGCGGCTCAAGCCGATTACGCAAATTATTACGGCGCACCACAAACAAACGGCGCGGGCGCGGGGCAGACGTTTAGCTTTGGCGGCTCAAGTTACGAGGTGCAATAGCGATGCAAACTTACACGGTAAAAGTTGACGGTCGCACGGTTCGGGTAAGGGCAAATTCGCCCGAGGAAGCCGCCAGAAAGGTTCATGAAGCCAAAGCACAAAAACCAGCAAAAAAAGAAGGCAACGCAATCGTTGACCTTGCGCGCGCAGGCATTGGTCAAGGCTTGCTGTTCAATTTTGGCGACGAAATTGAGGCTGCGGTTAGAGCGCCGCTCAGCAAGCGCAGTCGTAAAGAATTGCAAGCCGACATCCGTGACCAAGTTGACGATTTTCGAGCGAGCAATCCCGCACTTGCCTATGGCGCAGAATTTGGCGGCGCGCTGGCTCCTGCCGCTGCCACGTTAGTAGGGACAGCGTTATCAGGTGGCGCAGCAGCGCCAGCAGCGGCAGCAACAACGGGTCGCCTTGGGCTTCTCGGCGCAAAGCTCGCTGCAAACCCGCTCGCGCGCGCGGTCGCGACTAACGCTGCGGGTGGCGCAGTTTCCGGCGCTGGGCTTGCAGAAGACAACAAACTTGCTGGCGCACTTGGCGGCGCTGCAGCAGGCGGCGCGATTGGCGGCGCTTCACGGGTCGTTCTCCCAGCGCTGACAAAAGGCGCGAAAGA